CTTATATTTATCATAATAATTAATATAATTTTAGGAAAATTATTAAATTTTAATATATTAAGTTGTAGTAATGATTTATTCTCAAATAATTTTACAAATTGTTTAGGATAATTTTTACGCGTCAGAGGATATAAATCTGTAGTAGTATTGCATAAAATAATAGGAAATAAAACCATTATATAATTAATTAATATAATATTAATTTAATATTATATTAAATTAATTTAATATAATATATTTTATATTTACAAACTATAAAATTAATGTGTGTATATATTAATGCAAAAAGCAAATATTTTGTCATTAAATTATAAAATTTAAATTTAACTTAAAAATAAAAATTTATAAGCAATAATATATTAATGGTAACATTATTAGTTGAACTTAAAAATGAATATACGTCACAAATAGTAAATATATTATCTCCTCTAATATTTCAAGGTATTCAATCAATATATGCTGAAGCTCAAGCTATTGTAAAAGTAAATGGTGATAGAAACAATACATTAAAAATTTTTCAATCTTGTTTGAAGTCTATTAGTGATTGGAATCAAATAACAATCGAAAATGAAACAATTAGAATTGTACAATCATCATATATAATTGATAAATTTGATACTAAAAATAATTATGATTGGATAAATAATTTAGTAAAAGCTACATTAAAAGCTAATATAGCTGTATTAATGTTTAATCCTTGTTTAGATATAAACAAACAAATTACAATTGATCCGAAATATTATCAACATATTGAATTATCTTATTTTATTCATCGTGTGTACATTGAATGTGCTATTGAATTATGGAATAATCCTTATTTATTATATCATGATTATCCGCCTATTGAAATTAAACGTAATCATAGAGATTGTATTATGCTTATAAAAGATTGTATTAAAGAAACTATAAGAAAATTATTGCCTATAAAACATATTTTAGAAGTATATTTAACTGAACCTAACTGTAAAAAAAAGGAGAAATCGAATCTGTTAATTGAAAATAATCTTCCTATAATAAATGAGAATGATACAGAACAATCTAACCATAAACCAGAAGGGAAACAAAATAACGGGTTGTGTTCATTATTTATTGATGAAAATCAAAAATCCAGTTCTGAACATTCAGAAATTAATAATTTATTAAATTTAGATTCTCCACCAATTCCAAAAAAATATAATGAATCAAATGATGATTTTACCCAAAAAGAAAAAGATTTAATTAAAAATAATATTATACCAGTATCTTCAACTATAAATTTGAAAACACAAATGAATAATAAATCATCTCTAATTAAAGAAAAATCTCATGATTCAGTTATATTAGATATAATAAATAATGAATCAACTTATTCATCCAATATTAATTTTAGAAAAAATGATAAAAAAAATAAAAATTTATTAGATGATAAAATAAAACATATTTTAACAAATGACTTAGCAATAGAAGATTCTGAAACAAGTTTAAGATATACTCAAAATAATAATTTTCAAGCTATTTTTTCAAATTCTAATACAGTTAAATAATTTTCAATAATATAACTGTATATTAATTTATTTTTTTATAAATTTTAATGGTAGGTGATATCATATCTAAAAGTGCATATATCATTGATATAAATAAACTAATTATTGTTCGTTCCCTGCATTTTACAGAGTTTGCAAAAAAAAGAATCAAAAGACTTGATATTAAATATATTAAAATATATTTAATATTTTTTTCAAACTGGGATATATTCAGTTGAACAAAACTATTCATATTAAATATAATCAGAAATTTTTTTCTGATTATAATTAATATGAAAGAAGATCCTAGCTATATATTAAGTAGTATCGTAATATTAACTTTTGTGATAACTGTATGGTTACAAAATATAGATGATAATAAACATTATATAAAACGCAATACAAATTATGATAAATATAAATTTCCTTTTTTTTGGAGTAGTTGTTTAGGATTAGGATATATTTTATTAAAAATAGACGTATTTAATCATGATAATAAAAATTTAGTAAATAATCAATATACTAAAGATTTACCAAGTTCTTATACACAAGACATATATATTGAACCATTTTATCGATGATAAAAAGATTTTATAGTTTAATCGAAAATAATTATCTATATTAAACTAATGACAATTAAAGAAGTTCCCTATGGTGCAACACGAATACCAATAAAAAAATTTGATATTAATAATATGGTAGATTATTGTACTATAGCAATAATTGCTAAAAGAGCATCAGGTAAATCATTTTTAACTCGCGAAATAATGTTTCAAAAAAAAAATATTGTATCAACAATAGTAGTAAGTAGAACAGAAAAATTAAATAGTTTTTATTCTGAATTTATACCAGATTTATATATTTATTCTGAATATGATAGTACTATACTTACTAGAATTTTTAAACGTCAAGCATTAATGAATGAACATAATAAAGAAAGAAGCAAAAAAAATAAAAAACCAAAAGATGATTCATTAATGCTTATTATGGATGATTGTATGAGTTCTAAAGGAAGATGGTTAAATGATCCAAATATTTTAGAATTATTTTTCAATGGAAGACATCATCATATATCTTTTATATTAACCATGCAATATTCTGTAGGTATACCGCCCGAAATGAGATCTAATTTTGATTATATATTTTTATTGGCAGAAGATATTATATCAAATCGTAAAAGATTATACGAACACTACGCAGGGATGTTTCCAACCTTTGATATATTCCAACAAGTGTTTACGGATATAACAGAAAATTATGGGATTTTAGTTATAGATAATAGAATTCATAGTAAAAATATAACGGACAAAGTTTTTTGGTATAAAGCTAAAAAAATTAAGAATTTTTCTCTTGGTAATAAAAAATTTTTTGAATATCATAAATGTGTATATGATGAAAATTGGAATAAAAGTTTACAAGTATTTAATGCTGATAGTTTATTAACAGGGAAAAAAAATTCTATAAAAGTTGTAGTTGATAAAATTAAATAATTTAATTTATAATTTTTATATCATTTAATTTAGTTTGATTTTTACTTGTAAAAAGTTTAATTTTATTATCTAAATCTTCTAATTCTTTATCAATTTGATTTTTTTTTTCATCCATATTTTTAATTTGTTCTTCAATAGATTTTAAATTTAATTTAAGTTTATTTTTTTCATCTAAATTAGTTGTTTCTTGAATTTTATCTTGTAATTCTTTTAGATTTTCCTGACGAGAAGTCAAATTATCTAATATATTTTGCCGAACTAATTCATTTTTTCTATGTTCATGAAAAATTTTAGCTTGTTCTTGATTTTCTAAATAGGATTTCATCATTGTATTCAATTGTTCATTAGCATATACAGAATCTTTTAAATCATCTGGATTTGGATCAAAAGGTAACCATTTACCCATTTCTCCTACAAAAACATTAAAATATGTATCTACTTCTTGTAATATTTTAGCATGAGCACATGCAGCTTCATAAGTTGAAAATACACCACGAACTTTTATTCCCGATAAAGATTTTTTTTCTTTATCATCTTTGTCCGTTAAAAAAGATAAACAAACAAATTTTTGATTATCTGGTAAAATATTATCTTCAGTTAAATAATCTATTTTTTGCATTATAAATAATATATAAATTATTATCTTTAAATATTTTTAATTAGTTTTTTCATTAATATAATCGTCTATACCTGCATAATTTGTAGATAAAGGAGTATCAGAAAACATTTGTTTAAATTCTTGTGAAACTTTAAAATCATAGATATTATCAGTACGATAATTTATTTTTTTTTCTTCAAGTAATTTACTATTTTCACATGTTAAATAATTTACTTTTATTATATATATAATTATTAAAATAATAAGTATTATTAATAATAATAACCAAATGTAATAAAATATTTTTTTCATATCTAATAATTAGATTATTATTTGAAAAATTTCTAATTTAATTTAATGTCAATAAAAAAGCATAGCTTTTCTATTAATGATGAATTATGTTCTTCGTCACCAAATTCTTTAGGTTTATTAATGGCAAAAGCTAAACTTTCACCGTCAGATTATAATTTTGATTTTCATGATATGCCTCAAGCTTATTTATGTGATAATGTTAAAGCTAATACATTAAGAGAACAATTAATAAAAAATCATGTAAAAATTGCAGAGTGTGCACAAGGAGATTTAGAAACTATATTTTTCTCTAATGAAAATATTAACATAATAAATAAACAACTTATTTTAATTGTTTATAAAATAAGTGATAAAAAATTTAAAATTCCAGAACAATCAAAAGATGATTTGATAATTATAATGAGATATGTTTTTATTGAATATGCTAGGCATTTACCATATAATATATCAAATCAAATAATAGAACTAAATAATAAAGTTGTAAATGAAATCTTACCAAATATTTTAACTAATATTAATCAAAAATTAAATTATCTAAATGAAATAAGTGCACCAAGAGAATTAATACCTTTACCTACAAATGTTACAAAAAGTAAAACATTAAAATCCATAACTAAAACACTATTCTAATTTATAAATAATATTTTAATTTATAAATTAGAATCAATTGAAATAATTATTTTTATATGATTTATGATTAAGAGCAATATATTCGATGGCATTTAATATATAATTAATTTCATAGATTGTCATTAACCAATGAAAGGTTATTCGACACCATCCATTAATGTTCATAGTGTTTTTAATATATCTTGCAAAGAGTCCACAACAAGATATCCCACCC